AAACCGACTAAAAACGACAAGCCAAAAGGCGAATTTTTCATTCGTAGTTGCGACTATGGCGTAGAAGACGACAAGCGCACAATTAAAGGCGTAATTCCTTACAATTCAGATTCCGTTGATATGTACGGAATAACTGAAAGAATTACCCCTACTGCATTTAACAAAACCCTTGCAGACAAAGCAGAAGTTAAATGTTTGCTGGGCCATGACGTGACAAAGATTCTGGGAAGTTCTACAGCTGGAACCCTTCGCATGCACAGCGAAGAAGACGGCTTGCATTTTGAAGTAGACCTTCCAAACACAACAGACGGAAACGACGCATACGAAATTATAAAACGCGGCGATTGTCGCACTTTGTCTTTCGGTTTCATTCCTGTAAAGACCCAGTGGACCGAAATTGACTTAAGCCACGACTTGCGCGAATTAGTGGAAGTAAAACTTCTTGAAATTTCCGTGTGCGTCGCTTTCCCGGCCTATCCAGAAGGCAACACAAACGTTCGTTCGTTCTTTAAGAAGTGCGGAACGGACTTTGAAGAAGTTAACGCAATTCTGAAACGCGAACAGCTTTCGGAAGAAGATAAAACAAAGCTTCGCGCTGTAGTAGACAATCTTGAAGCAATGATCCGTTCAGCAGAAACAGACCAGCAGTCAAACGACACTGACAATGCCACTGAACAGAAGGAAGCAGAAGAGAGAGCCAAAGCAGAAGCAGAAGCAAAAGAACGGGAAGAACAAAACCGCCGTGCGCGATTTGTTTTCTATACACAAAATCAGGAGAAACAGCCATGACAAAGGCAGAAATCCGCGCTCAGATTGAAGCGCTCGAACTCGAAAGACGTTCATTTATGGAAGAGGTTCGCCACGGTACAGGCGAATTCAATGAAGAGGAAGCAAAGTCTAAGCTTGCAGACTTTGACAAACGCCGTGCAGACCTTGAAAAAGCTTATGCAGAAATCGACAAGCCAGAAGGCGGAAAGGAAGGAATCACCCTTACAAACCGCGACTTTGTAGAAGCTGCAAAAGAAATGCGTGCAATCACAATCGGCGGAAACGGAAAAATCAACCAGGTTCAGCAGCTTTTTGAAGGAATCGGCGAAAAAGACGACATCCTTAATGCTGTAACTTTTGATTACAGCGACAACGCTTCAACAAACATTCCGGTTCTTGAACCAGGACTTGAAGAACCAGCTGACACAGCAGAGGGCGGCTCAATCAATGAAGATGACGAAGCCGAAATGAAAACAACAGAAATTCAGGTTTACGGCATAGCTTCTGTTCTTGGCGTTACTGCCGAAGCTTTGCAGCTCAACACAGTAGACATTCAGTCAAAGTTGCCTGAATTGTTCAGAAAGGCTTTCCGCAAAAAGCTTCATACAAAGGTTTTGCAGGGTAGCTTGATTTCAAGTACACAGAAAGGTGTAAAAGGAATCTGGACTTCTGCCGCTGCAAATACCGCAGGTATTACACAGCTTGAAGCTAGTCAGACATCTATTAAGTGTTCAGACCTTGCCGGCCTTGCACTTAAAGTAAGCGGTTACGATGAAACATTCGAAATCGTAATGAACCCAGCTACATATCAGGACGTTTTGTCTGATTCAACAGACGGCGAAGATGTAAAGCTTTACAAAGAAGGCTTGATCCGCAGCAAGGAAATAGAAGGCGTTAAGGTTCGTCTTGACGCAAAGGCACCAAAGGCAAAAACCGCAGGTTCTATTCTTGCCGTTGCTGTTCCTCTTTCACGCTTCCACGTGGGAGTTGCCGGCGGAATCACTATCACACCTATTAAGGTTAAGGGTGATTCAAAGACCTATTTCCAGGCAGAAGCATTCGTTGGTGGTAAGCAGGTTACTGATACAGACCTCTTCTCACTTGCTGTAAAGGCTTCTAGCTAATAGGCCAGAAAATAACGCAAAAATAGGGCGTGGCGCCACATGCGAGCGCCCTATTTTAAGGGGATTTTTTATGTCAAAAAATAACGAAAATAACGCAAAAAATGGCGAAAACAAGGCAAATAATAACGAAAACAAGGCAAATAATAACGAAAATACACCAAAAACTAACAAAATGGTGAAAGTTCGTTTTATTGCCGGTTATTGGGGCGTTTATGGCGTTTTTCAACCAAAACAGGTTGCTGAATTGCCGGAAACAGTCGCAAACCGTTTTGTTAAAGATGGAATTGCAGAAATTCCAAAGGATGAAAAATAATGCTTATTACCGCCGCTTTGTTGTATGCGTACAACGGCATTGAACAGAAAGAAGACGAAACTTCACAGCAGCTTATTGAAATTCACATAGGAACTGCACAGCAGATTATTTCAAACTATGTGCTTTTCGATTGTGAAACTGTTTTAACAGATTCAGAACACTTTGACAGTGCAGCTGTTGCCATGTTCAAAAACGTTTGTTTGCGCATTGCTACACTTTTACAGCTGGAAGACGGCGGAAACATAGGTGTTAACAATAATTCAAGTATCGGCGTAAACCGAACATTTGCAAACATTGTGGACTATACGCCGTACTTAAAGCCGCTTTCGGCATTCCGAAAGATTGAGGGTGCTTAATGATAACGATTAAGTATGACGATAGCGAAGTTCAAAAGGCACTTGCCGGAACTTCAAAAAGTTTTTCTTCAATCCGACGAAAAGCACTTTCTATAATTGCCCGTGGCACGGTAAAGGCAATAAACGCCGGAATCCGGGAAACGTTGCAAAGCCGAACGGGCGAATTATTAAAAGCGTTTCGCTACCACGTGAGAAGAGACGGAACAGCGAACGTTTACCCGGACGGAGAAGCGGGAAGTTCAATTTTCCCGAAAACGTTCGGTTTGAATTTTGGATATACAGGACCAACAAAAAGAGCGCAAAACCGCCCGCACTCTTTTATTGAAATAGGCCGACAATGGGCGGAATCTGGCGCTTATATGCCGGATGTAGAAAAGATGGTTGAAAAAGAACTGTCTAAATACTGGGGCAAGTAATGGAAGAACTTTTTGAAGTTATAAAAAACTTTTTGACAACTCAATTTAATGAAGAGCTTTCAGAATACGACGATCCAGCGCCCGCCCCGGAACTGCCACGGCTTAACAATAAGTCGGTAATTTTTGGCACAGTAGACCCGCTGAAAGTTCCCGACGTTTCCGTTTCCGTTTTACCAGAAACCCAGGAAGACGGCGAAGGAACAATTTCCGACGTGGTAACAAAAAGCGAATTTACAGTGACTTTTGTTTTTAAGGGCTGTAAATACGATGAGCTTATTAAAAGAATGTGCCGTTATGCTGCATGTTTCAAACAGGCAGTGGCGCAAAACTACACACTTTGCGAAGACAGTGTGCAGGAAACCGAAATAGGAACAATCAGGTTTTACCCTGACTGCGGAGCTGTTGAAAAAACAATGACCGCCGCCGAAATTAACCTGACAATATATACAAGTGAGGATTATTAACCATGAGTGAAAACACACAATTGATTAAGAAACACTTAATCCGCCCATTCCTTAACAAAGGAACATCCGCTGCTCCTTCTTGGGTGCAGATTAAGAAGGCTACGGAGTTTACACGCGCAATGAATCCGCAGACAGAAGAGCGAGACTACATCGCGGACGAACATCCGACAACAGAGGTTATGGACTACAAGCCATCTGAAAACCTTTCTGTCACAATGTACAAAGGTGAACCAGACTTTGAGTTGTTCTACGACCTTTACAAAAAGCGTGCAATCGGTTCAGAAGCACAGAAAGAATTCCTTCTGGTAAACATCTTTGACAGCTCAACAGTAGAAAGCACAACTTACTACTACGCTGAAAAAACAAACGCCAGTATAACAGTAGAAGAGCTGAACGCTACCGGAAAATCTCTTTCTTGTAACGTTTACGAAAACGGTACACCGGTTAAGGGTTACGTTACAATCGAAGATGGCGTTCCAACATTTACAGAAGGCGACATGCCGTCGTCTTAATGCGGGCGTAAATGATTGATTTAAGCCGTATTATAGACTTGCCGGATTCTGTTATAGTTTCCGGCAGGTCTTATCGCATTAAC